TTGCTCAAGACCCATAGCCGCTTGTAGTTCAATAGGTTTTAAATTATACCCAATTTCATCATACACATATTTGTGATCAAATATCTGATCTGGCATTTCGGGAATCCACTCATTGAATCGCTTACCGCAGGTGCCACATTTTAATTTGTTGGCCTCGGGTCCTACACAATAACAACCACGACCCCATTCACGTAGGCTACGCACAATAATTTCTTGCTGCGGATCATTCATGGCCACAAACCCACCTTCGCCCATGGTCATGTGGTGTGCTGGATAAAAACTGCAACTTGCCATTAAACCAAAGCTACCCAATGGTTTTCCATCATAATTAGTACCCAATCCGTCACAACAATCTTCTAACAAGATCAGATTATGTTTATAAACTAATTCCATTACACGATCCATGTTAGGTGGGTTGCCCAACACATGTGCAAAGGTTATAATTTTAATGTCTGGATCGGTGGCAAGTATTTGTTCTGCTTGATCCAGATCAATGTTTAAAGTATCAATTTCAATATCGCAGAACACTGGAGTAAATCCATTTTGTATAGTTGGATTAAGTGTGGTTGGGAATCCGGCAATGGGCATCAATACCTTAGTGCCTGGAGGAAAGTTATGGCCACGCTTGCTTTTCATTGCGGTCATCATCAAGAGGTTGGCACTACTACCTGAGTTGGTCAACACTCCACGGCTTTTACCAAACTCTTTAGGGAACTTTTGTTCAAAGCGTAGGCTCTTGTTGCCCATTACAAGCCAACCATTGAGTAAGGCCTCGGCAGCAGCCACATACTCGTCGGATGTAAAATGCGGACCAGCATAGTTAACAAAATCTTTGCCGGCTACCCAGGTCTTGTCTGCGTGTTTGGCATCGATGTATTTTTTAATGTCTTCTAATATTTGTTTCATGTTTGAATACCTAGTTGATTGCAAAGTTCTTTCATGATGTTTATTACTGCTTGACTTCCACGGCTACCATGAAAATGTAGTATGTGTGCTTGATTTATATCTATTCCGTTCCACTCATTGTGCCAATCTACTGCATTTTGTGCCAGCACCCTTAAATTCATTGCTTGATAGGCCATCTCTGGGTGCAATCGGTCTGTGTCTGGAATGTCTTGACTCCAAAACATGGCATTGTGTCTTAGCTGATCAAAACCCCAATTACGATCTGGGTGTGTTTCTCTTTGAATCAACCACTCTTCGCCTAATTTCCACACATCATCTGACATGGTGTGTGGGTAATATTGTATGTCATCATTAAAATGGTGTGCAAAATCTCCATAGCTTCGTGGATCAGTATAATTGAACATTCGATATTCTGGAAATTTATCTGAAAATAATTCTGTAGGCCGGATCATCAATGTATCTGCGCCTGCCCATAAAATATTACAAGGTTCTTTGTGCCAAAGTTCTTTTATAGCATACCAGTTTTCTGTGCAATGTGCGTCTACATCAGGAACAGGATCATTCCATACAACTACTTCAAATGGTTCTTGAATAAATTTTTCATATGATGCAAGAGACATTTCCCACATTTTTTTGTATTCTAGATAAAGTTCAGGATCCTTGTAGTTGAGAGTTCCTGAACTAATTGGACGTATAGCAGTAACTAAATAATTTTTCATTGTTAAAGTCTTCCTAAAATAGCACCTTTTGTTTTTGCTATGTCGGCAAAGAATTTAGTACTACCTTCTCCACGGTCAACACCAATCTCAACCCATGCACCGATTGGATCAACGGCATCCATAAATTGTGCTACTTCTTTATAATATGTTCCCATAGATCACCAAATAAAATTTAACATGTAATACTCTATAACTCTTTGTAATTCTTGATCAAAGTTGGCCAAAGGTTGCCAACCTAGAGCCTTGAGTTTAGAGTCATTGATTGCATAGCGTACATCTTGGCCTTGTCGGTAGCTACTAGTAATGTAATCTTCCCAACGACCTTCGGCCCCATCACCAGGATAGTGGTGCAAAATCTTTTTAATAACTTCTTTATTGGGCATTTCTGCATTGCCAGAAATGTTGTAGATTTCGTTAATACTGTTGTGATCAATCACAGTCATTACTGCACGAGCAGTATCTTCAACGTGCAACCAAGTTCTTTGTGGTTCACCACGGTCGTGAAGGTCAATTTTTCTTCCTATTTTGAGATACTTAATTGACTTGGGAATTAATTTTTCAACATATTGTCCAATACCATAGTTATTGGTAGGACGCACAATTACATATTTAATACCATAGGTTCTAGCCCAAGCCAGGATTAACATGTCAGCAGAAGCCTTTGATGCCGAATAAGGATTACTGGGTTTTAACAAATCAGTTTCAGTATGGGCGCCGGAATCAATATCTCCATAGACCTCATCTGTTGAAAAATGCAACAATGTTGGTTGCTTTTGAACAGGCTGTTGTTTGATTAATTCCAACAAGCGATGAACTCCGTTGATATTGCTACGCAGGAATATTTCAGAACTCATGATTGAATTATCTACATGAGTTTCTGCGGCAGTGTTTATAATATAATCGCAGTCGTACAGTCGGTCAAGATCATTGATGTCTTTGTGTATAAATTTGAATGTATTGTATTTCTGAAACTCATCTAAAAAATTAAAATTGCTAGCATAGGTGCCTTTGTCTACACCAATCACGTGCCAACCACGTGCCAGGCACTGACGTGTGACATGGACTCCTATAAATCCCAAACATCCAGTTACATACACAATCTTTTTCAAAGTTTTCTCGCTTTGACCAGGAGATGCCAACCTAGGTATTCTTTGACTGCTTCGCGCATGGCTTCGGGCATGGCCTCAAACCACGGCTCTAATTCATAACGACCTTGCTTGTATGCTTCTACATTGTACATGAAACAATGATCTTGACGCAATCGTTCAAGATGAAATTTGGACCCTAACAACTCTAATATGTCATCCTTGGTATAACTCTTGGCATAGGGACAACCGGCCTGTGCTTCAAATTGATCTAACCCTCGGTTGATCATGGCCTGCTTCCAGGAGTTCTTGGCATACACCATGAAACGGAATTCACCACCAGGCTTGAGAATATTGTACACATTATCAATAATACGATCTATAGCCGGAAAGTGATGTATAACTCCATAACTGTAGACCAAGTCCATCTTGGGCAAGTTGTCGTAGGCCAAAATGTCACTGGCATCACCGTGAATAAATGTACCTTCAAGCTCTTCAACTTTGAATCTTTGTTGAGCTAATTTAACACTTTCATCTGAATAGTCTATACCGTAATAGTCGGCTCCGTTGCGAGCAAATTCGGCAGCATCTGAGCCAATTCCTGGGCCAATTTCTAATACTTGTTTTCCTTGCCACAGATAAAAACCAGCAAATTCTGGAATGTGTGGCTCAACACGATATCGCCGAGCAGATACATCTTGAAAAAATTCCAAACTTCCGGGTGGATTTTTGCTGTGTCGAACATTGCAAGGTTGGTTGTTCCAGTAATCTCGAATACGTTGTTCTAAAGATTTTGTCATACTTTTACCTTGCCATTGCGATCGATATTGAATTGACGCATTTGATCATTGGGATCGTTGATGCGTAATTTTACCCAGGGATCTTGTGTTCCTTTTTTGATGTTTTCCCACCAAGAAGTATCCAGACCTTTGTTTTTCATATAGACTGTTAATGTGTCGCAGTCCTCTGTTCTTTTAGCAGACCAGGTACGATGATGAAAGTCATGTGGACTGCTAGGATTGCCTTCCAGCATGGGTCTATTTTTGTAAGTCTCATCAAGATTATTGCCGGTAAGGTCGGCACGGTCATGTTTAACCTGGATTGATGTACGTTGCATGATATCTATACAATAGGCAACCTGGCTAATCCATCCATCTGATATTTGGTGTGGACTGAGATGCCCTAGCACAGTTAACCAATCGCACGGCACTATAGGAAAAATACTATAAGGATGATCGTTGTGAGTGCGGAATGCTAAAATTTTAAACTGTCCGGTGTAACTGGCAATTTCACGATCCCACCCTTGAGTTTCCATCAAAGCGTCGTCGTTCCAGAAAACCAACCAATCTGCAGATGAATTTTTTGCTAGGATATTTACATATTCGTTAAGACGTATATAGCCCATAGGAGCAAATGTCATAGCGGTGTAATTGACATGGTGCTGATCTAACCACGGTTGCAGCTCGGATTGAAAATGTTCAAGGCCTACAGTGTCATCATTGTCAAACCCTAGCATGATTTGTATACTGTCAACATCATCTGCTAGAGTTACCAAGGTTTCAATGCTACGAGATAATGCCGCAGTACGGCCTCGTGTGGGTAATAAGATTGCTATTTTGTATTCGTTTGACATAGGTAGATATTTATATACGCCGTTTATTGGGCAAACAAATCTTAGCCTTCGTATACTGCCGAGTTTGCATTGTGTTCAAATACTTCTACAGAACGCAGTTTCACACCTTGCCCAACAGGATACCGACACTTGAATTCTTTTACAGTATTACCGTCTTGGGAAACAAGAAACCAAGAGTTACCTGCTTGGAACGCCCGGAGAATATTTTCCATGGTGTTGTAAGCAAGTTCAGCAAACTTTTCGCAACCTACACCCTCAACAATGCGAACATCACACACTCCGCCTTGCTCTTGTAACCCGAGTTCGGCCATTTTTTCAAACATAGCACGATGAGGATCGTCTTGAGCAATAACTAGTGTATGATCAAACATGTATTCTGACCATTCCTTAAATGCCTTGAGACCACCAAAATCCATGACCCAATTACGATCATCTAGTGTTTCTGATTCAAAAATTAATTTGATACCAATTGAGTATCCGTGTAGTAATGAGCAGTGACTATGTGTACTTCTCCACTGTCTAAAACAGCATGAAAGTCCGCGGTCGTTACCGTAAGTTTTTGTTGAAAGATACTTTGCCATTATAATTCTCCTATGTTAGATTATAGCATAGGTGGCAGAGTTTGTAAAGCGGGGTGACACCAAAGACCGCTGGTTGATTACTTTTTCTTTTTGGTTACTACAGATTTTTCTGGTAGTGTTTTTCTAGCCGATTTAGTTTCGACTGTTGATCCAACACTAATTAACTGTTGTACAGTATCAAGAGCCTCAGTAGTAGCAAACATCTGCCACAAACGATTGTCAGTAGCGTCAATTGGTGAAAATTCAAGTGTGATGACTTGATCATTTTTTAATTCTAATACAAAGATTCGTTTTTGGCTCATGATTTTTCTTTCTGAATAATTTATTTATAATAGGGTAAATGTTGGGTGCAATTTTTACTTTTTATAGTTACCTTTGCCCGGTATTGTATTTCGTACACCGCCTACTGGGTCCTCTACATCACCGGTCCTGCGTGGAATAAGATGCACATGTGGATACATTACAGTTTGGCCCGCGGACTCACCCGAGTTATAACCAATATTAAACCCATCACACAATCCTTCTACAACCATGGCGTTGCCATCGGCCAAGGCATCTTCAAAAGCACTGACTATCCAGTTAGCATTGTCGTTGTCTTTGGGCACATATAATCTGTGACCTGGTGTACAGGGATAACGATCCAGAAAGACTACTGTATCAGATTTTACTTCTACTACATTGTCCCAGGGTGCTATGCCTTGTTGTTGTGCGTCGGTTAATTTCATTAGTTTAACCACCATCTAATTTCGTTCATCACACGATACTGTCCATTGTCTAACAACATGCCACTGATTCTATACTGTGCTTGTTTGTTAATGCGGTTGGTATACAACGCTCGTATGTAGGTAGTTGTTTGATTTTGTATGCTCATTGTTTTACGAGTATAAACTGTGTTGCCAGAATTGTCAATAGATGTGGGCAAGTTGGCTTCTACGCTACCGGAAAACACCACTGGTTTGACACCAAAATACACACCCATGTCTCCGTGCCGTTTATCCCAGTTGGTATATCTATAACCAGTTTCAGCCCATCCTCCTGTGGCTGGACGAATATTGGTAACCAGGCCAGGTTGTACGCTGGTGGTCACATACATCAAACTTCCCTGCACGCTGAATCCATTGTTACGATAGGTGACCACATTGTCCATGATCTGTGAATTGGTTACACTGCCCCAGGCACCGCCTATGCTGACCCAGGGATTTTGATTCAGTGTTGTGTATTGTGTACCAATGCTAAGACCTCCACGACGCCAAACATTGGGCAACCCTACAGTGTAGTTGGTAAATTGTCGACCAAGCATGGTAGGATCTCCGCCACCACCGTGCCCGTTGTAGTTGTTGCGATCTTCGGTTCCTACTCGCACTGGTCCCGCTGTATATTTGGGACCGGCTACCAAGTATTCGGCATGTGATGTGATCTCGTGCGAATCGTTGTGTTCCATGTTCATGGTAAACATGTTCATTCTTGACACATTCATACCTTTGATGTTGATACCAAAACTACGATTCAAATCATCAACGCCCACTACCTGTCCATTGTCTAGGTTCACGCCAGCAATAAAGCCCTGTATAGGTTGCAGTCCCCGCATAGTTGGCAAGTTCAAACTGCCAATGGGATTTAACAAGGCATCCAGATCGAGCATCTTGCCACCAAAATAGGAAGCGGCCGTGCGTGCTAGTGCTTCGTTGGCCTGCGGTACTGTCATATACGGCCATTTTTGCCGCACAAGGTCAACGGCCATTTGTGCTGTTAGTGTAGTTTGACTGCCCATTGGGCTCATGTACACAGCCAATTGTCGGTCGTTGCCATTCATAAAGCTCACGGCACTCAGCAAATATAGTTTCCCGTCGGGCCCTTTTAACAAGTTAACGGTGTTGCCTGAGTTGGTGTTATTTTGTATGGTATTGACCTGTGTGGCAAAATCGGTCAAGATATTTTGGTGCGCGGCCACATATTTGCCATCACTGCTTTTGAGCAAGAACTGTGTGCTGTCATTTTTTCCGGTATAATCTGTACCTGACACCAAAATGTCTATTTTGCCGTCACCGTTGAGATCTATAAATTTGGGATTGTAGGTTACATAGGTTCGGTTGTTGTAACCAATCAAAGTAGAGTCGGTTACATCGGTAAAGGTACCGGCGCCCTGATTGGCCAGGAACTGTATTTCACTATATTTGGTATCTTGTGTGGGATTGGCAGCCTTGGGCATGCTGAACAAAATTGCATCAGGCCTGCCATCATCGTTAAAGTCGTGCGCCGCGGCTCGCACAGTGTGGCTGCCAGCAAATCCGTAGCCAGCCCACTTGGGCAGGTCAAATCTGGGCTTGGGTAGTTCGCTGTGGAAATTAAACTGCAAGTTGTTGGCCGCAGGGTCTACTGTCCAGTTGTACATTTTTGTTGAGCTGATCCCAATACAGCCCGCATTGGCCGTGTTACAGGCATTGTCGGTAATGATCAACTGATTTTGTCCGTTGCCCAAAAAATCTGCTACAGCCACAGCACTGCCGCCCCAACGTAGATCGCCTGCCGCCCCCCGACTGTCTGTAAGTGCTGTAAAACTATTCACACGGTTGTTGATCAACATGGTGGTATTGGGGCCATAGTCTGTGAGCAACACGTCCTTGAAGGTGTCGCCATCAAGGTCGGCAATGGCTGAATCGTGTGACCATATGTTCAAATTAAAACTTTGTCTACTGAACTGGTTGCCTTGATTGGTAAACAAATAGCCAGGCCCAAGATTGGTAGAGTCTGTACTTGGAGCCACAAACATGTCTTGTCTACCAGTTTTAAAAAAGTCTGCAAATTTTACACTGGGTTCAGTGCCCTTGATTTCGTTAATACCACCTGGAAACCACTGTGCTGTTTTGTCTACCAAGGTGCCGTTTTCCCACCCCAACATGTGTATTTTGTTGTTGCCCCATTCTGGATCAACAGTGGGTTGTGTCATACGACCGGCTATGATCACATCTTGGCCACCGGTGCCTTGTATGTCAGCCGCAAAGGTATCTGTAACTGCGTATTTGTATCCAGTGCTGGCATTCACATTGGCCAATGGGTCTACCGTGGCAACTCGTACCGGAGTAGCATAAGGAACTTCAGTTCTTAGATAAGGATTGGGAGTGGGGTAAGGGCTTCCACCTCCGCCACCACCACCTCCGCCACCACCAGCACAGGCCGACAGTAGGAAAACGGTAGATACTGCTATAGCTATAGCATTTCGATTAAACACCCGTACCTTACGCATATTTGCTCCAAAATTTACGATATGCTACTATTATAGCAAAAACCGCCATTTTGTGTCAAACTGTCGAGTGTGGCTTTTTTACAACAGAATTATTAGGCTCGTTGACCTTTGAGCCACTCGTCGACACGGGTTTCGGCTTCGGTTTGGCTGATAGCAGGAACCAAGAGCTCCACTGGGCCGCCCATTGTGTGTGACATTGTGTAGGGAATAGGATTACCATCAAACACAATATCTTCCATGTTGCGGAATACTAAAAACTCTTGTAGATTTTTTGCTCGGTCAATAGCCCGGTTGGCTAGGATGTGTAGGTCGTTCATTGTTTGCCTTTCTTTCTTTGTGTTTTGCTAATGCGTTTGCGCTACGTTGTTGAAAGTCTACCATTGTGTGATAGCCCATCTGATAGCAGGGACAGTAATCGCCCAGGATCTTACGGGCCAACCATATGCGGAATCGTTTAATCATTGTGATCTTTCTTGGCAGGCCATCTGCTGAATATGATAATGATCAACAAGGTAGCAACAGCAGTACCCGTAAATATAAATGCCAACATGTTTTGTGTAATTTCCATGGGTTCCTTTGGGATTAGTTATTTTTTTAACAGCAATTGGTCAGCACGAGCAACAGCCTGTTGTCGCTCCTCATCGGTCAGTTCATCACACCGACTGGAACGATCTGGCATGCGTAGCCAATCTTGTCGTCTAACTGGCGGAGTGTTAAGGCGATAGTTACGGAAAGTCCACCATGTCACAAAACACATGGTGACCACTGCAACGTGTCCTATCATGTTGTAGCCAATGTAAAACAATTCGCCTGCATAGATACCAAATGCCAAACACCAAAACAAACTCAGCATGATCATAGCCAAGTACTTGGAAGGATCCGGCACGTTGCGCAAACTGTTGGCCCGTATGTCCAAGAGTCGGGGAAACTCACGTAACACGTAGTACAGCATTTTTAATAGTCCAAACATTTTTATTCCTCAATTATCTTGGGGCAAACTCTTGTTGTAGTTTTATATTGTCCATGAACTCTTTCTTTGTTCCTGGGTCAGTCAAGAATGCACCTTTGAGTACTGTGGTCTGCGTTAGGCTTGAATGTGCCATAATGCCACGATTCTCACAGCATCCGTGAGTGGCTTGAATATACACAGCTACATTTTCACTGTCTGTGGCTCGCATTATTTCTCTTGCGATGTCGTTACATAGTTCTTCTTGAAGTGTGCCACGACGAGCACACCACTGAGCGATCCTAGTATATTTAGACAGGCCAATAAGTTTATTAGCGGCGATGATTCCGATGTAAGCGACACCAGACACAGGCTGATGATGATGACTACACATAGAACGCAGTTCGCTACGAACAACAAGCATGCCTTCGTATCTATCCGCTGAATCATTTGGAAAAGCTGTTGCATCTGGTGCTGGATCATATCGACCTCCCATAATTTCGTTAAAATACATTTTAGCAAGACGACGTGCTGTGCCTTTTGAATTAGGATCGTTCTCACGATCAATTAATAAGGCGTCTAATACCCGTTCAAAAGCTTCTGTAGCTTCGTCAATCAGTATTTCCTTGTCACCTTCGTGCAAGTAGTCGCTGATATTATCGCCGGCCCAGAAACGTTTCTTGTCACGCTTCATGTTAAAGCGGATAGCCTCTGCTAGGTTCTTTTCTTCGTAGCCTTTATCGCTTATGTGCATTACAGCATCTTCGTAACCGGGATGGTATGGAGCTTCGGCCACTATTTGGCTTTGTTTTAATGCGTCAAATGTTTCTTGGCTGGGGTTATCTTTCATTGCGTTTTTAAGATCTTCGCTTGTAAATGTTGTCAATTGTGTTCTCCGAGTTAGGGTCGAGGATGACCAGTCTTGTTGCTATTGTAACAGTTATTTAGATTTTTATCAAGTATTGATTGGAATATTTCTGCAATCAGGATAAACTCCGGGTTGTGATTTTGGTTCTATTGTGGGTAATAATTCTAATCCTTTTACGCACAACTCAAGTGTGGGACAATAATGATACCCTAAAATTAATTCTGTTTCAGTTTCCCATGGCACATTTAAATCTCTACCATCTGCACGTTGGCGACTAAACAGTTTGTATGCTTTATAATCGTCTAGTAGGATGGCACCTACTTTACCTAGTTGTAATGGTTTGGTCCAACCAAAACTCAAGCATTGCATGGTTCCTGGACGATACATATTGCGTTCTAATCTACGAGCACTGTCCCAAATTCTAGTGCCGTAGAATTGATACTCACCAGTCCATTTTTCAGTGATCATTTTGCATTCAATACCCAAGTGATGCATTAACATAGGAACGCTGAGATAGGTATAAGCAGAAAATTGAGTACGTTTAACTTGATCATACCGCATACACAATTCAATAGCATGTGTACAACCGTCGGTTAAGACCACATACGGTGCACCCGTATATTCTGCCAAGGTTGATTCAAAATCAAATAAAGCCTTGAAGCTCATGTATTGTACCATGCCCAGGCATGAGTAATCATATCTTCTAAATCAAACTTAGGTTTCCACCCACTTACATTCATAAATTTACCAGCATCGGCAGTAAGGACAGCAGGATCACCTTTGCGCTGAGGTGCGTGTAGTACCGGAATATCTTGGCCAACTATCTGCGAAGCTAGTTGTACAACTGCAAGATTACTATTGCCAGCGGTGGTCCCAAGATTATAAATGTCACTAGGAACAGATTGATCTATTGCTACAATATGTGCTTCGGCAAGGTCTTCTACGTGAATATAATCTCGAATACAGGTACCGTCTTCGGTAGGATAGTCGTTGCCATACAAAGTAAAGTCAGTGTTATTTTTGACTGACTCCAGCACCCGAGCAATGATATGAGTAGCCCCTGGTGCCTGTCCGTGTCGGGCTTGGCTATCGGCACCGCAGGCATTAAAGTAACGGAATGATACAAAGTCTAATCCGTATGCCTGTTGATAGCTCTGTAACATCCAATCAATCATCAACTTGCTTTGGCCATATGGACTGATAGGTTCAGTAGGATCTACTTCTTGAACTGGAGTCATGATAGGATTACCGTAGGTTGCGGCACTTGAACTAAAAATAAATCTAACCTTTTTATCATGATTCTTAACCAAATAGTCTAATAGAATTTTAGTTTTAATAAAGTTATTATTGTAGTATTCTTCTGGATTCTCTAGGCTAGGACCAACCAAACTGGTACCTGCACAATGAACGATAGCATCAGGACAAAACAGCTTGATAGCGTCTATTCCTAGTTCACTGGCAAAATCACCAGTGTGCCATTGGCAAGGAACTGAAATTAAATTACCTGGTGGTATCACACGATCTATAGCCAACACATCATGCCCGGCATCGACCAACTTGATTAAGGTTTCTCCGCCAATGTATCCTGCGGCGCCAGTAACTACTACTTTCATTCTTCGATCTTTCTTACATGATATTTGGCCTGGCTCACATGATCACGATAACGATTGCCAGCACGATTCCATTGTTCACCAGAGCCTTCCAAGATATCCACAATGCGATCTACAGTACCATCAGTCCAGTCACTGATCAATCCCATGTTATGATGTGGCGCTTGCAACAAGTTTTCCAACTTGTGATAAGCATCATCTATTGACCAAGGAACGTATAACCGATTAGGGTCATCAGCAAAAGTTTCAGGGAAACTACGATAAGCAGGGTATAAAACGTTACACCCAAGAGTATCTGCTTCACTGACTGTGTTGGAAACCCAATCTTGAAGGGCGCAATTAAACAACACACGACTGTCATTAACGAGAGAATAGTAATCATTTTTCTTTAGATCTTCATAAATTACAAGTTTACCTTCAGACTCCAACTGACGGGCACGGGCAATATATTCAGGATTGTTGCTACGCAATGGTCCACCCTGGAACACAGCAAACTCGATATCTCGGTGTCGACCTTGAGCGTGATACATTTCGATCAAGTCCATAAAGAAACCTGGTTGTTTTTCTTGATCAAAGCGGGCAGCAAAGCCCACACGCCGTTTACGATCAGCAAAAGGCTTGATATTACCGGCACCGCCAATACGTTCCAACACTTCTGCCTTACCAAATGCTAATCCACTAATGTTGTAGATCGGAGCAGTCCAGCCAGCAATACGCATGTGAGCAACCATCTCTTCATTGGTGGCTAACACACCGGTTACAAATTCGTTAACCATCTTTTCGTACAGGTCCATCCACCGAGCCATACCCCATACATGAACAAAGTCATCCGGATCAATGGCCTGAGCAAGACAGCGTACATAAACACGAGGACGCTGAGAATCAGGCACTTGATCCATAATGTAAGGCAAGCTCTCAATACCGGGTTGAAACATGTCTTCAAAGTAGATAACATCTTCATTGGTTACATCACCATTACGCATCATCTGGACCAGATTCATTATCTGACTCATTGAAAAATAACTGCGACCATGTGCGTCTAACACCTGGCCTACACTAATACTTTGTGTGTTGTCGATAGTGGCCCCTGGCACATAAACTACATCCAGGCCACGACGATCAAACACTCTACGATTCCATTCTGTAAGTTGTAGAGTGTAGCGAGCTTCGTAGCTCTCCAACCCCATATAGAACAGTTTACGCACGGCGATATCCTGAGAATCTGCGACCGTCTTCGTCCCACATGTTTTTGGCATTTTTGCCTTGAGTAAACTTGTTGTATTGTTGCCAAGCATAGCTCTTGAAGTTGTACAAATCTTCTTCTCGATATCTGTAGCCGTAGTCTACACAAAATTCTAAATAGAGTGACAAATCTTCAAATGCTTGAAGGGCTCTTGGGTTTACACGATGTTGGGGTTTGCCCATGATATTTCCTTTAAATTACAATTGATTGTGTTGGACGAGTAAGATTATAACTAATGCAGCATCCGTTCTCGCCGTCTTCGGATACTTCAATTACTACTGCACGACCTGGATAACGACCTGCTATCTGTATATATAGGTCATCTGCGATCATCTCGCAGGATTTCCAGTCAAGTTCTAAAACGGTATTCGCACCGTTATACAACGACTCGAGCCATCGTTTGAACTGGATGAACTCAATGTCCCTGTCATTGTGGAACACATCGATTGACACCCGGAAATGAAATATATGGCGATGAGGGCTAGCAAGAAACGAAACATCATATTCTCCTGCTGTATTTAACCGGGGATCTGTTGCGGCCGCTGGATAGCAATGGATTCCTTCTCGGCGGAATGTAACCCAGATTTGTCTTTGTGCGGCTGTTTTAACACGTTCAATAGTTTCACGTTGTTCTTGTATCATTTTTGTAATAACTCCATAGTTACAATTTTACCAATTGATTCGGACAAGTTTTCTTCCTGTGTGATAATATGTAGTTTGGTACGATTTTCGTCCTTCTTGTAGTCGTACCAACGAGACTCTACTATTGTGCCGCCTGACACCGCCTGCACTTTAAACACAATAGGATCTGGAAGATCAATGTTGCTTGGACTGTCATCACATAGTGATTCATTTAACGAAACACTAATGTTTCCGTGACCTATCCTACTAGGTTCAGTATCTATCAATATATTAATTAACTTTTGTCTAATCCAGTTTCTCATTGTATTACTTCGTCCTTGGTATATTTAGACCAGTCAGTAAACACTTCTTTATTTTGTAAATCGTGTAGGCTGTGACACCAGACGCCTGGGTTTGTTGCTGCGAAATCTTTGTCATCAATTTTAAGAGTAGCATAGTATCCAAGTTGTTGAATGTAGGGAAGTTTAACACTAATCATTGGAATAAAGTTATTAAACTCCACCAATGCGGATTCAAGTAACCCTTCTACTTGTGCGTGATCTAAATCTAGTGTGCATAACCAACCAGCCTCTAAACAATCCTGAACCATTATTTCCCACTCACGCCACGCATTGCCATCGTTTTTGTCTAATGCCGGAAAACTTTGATTGGCACCAAAATAAATGTGTTCACAATTATTATTTTTAGCTTCTTGTTGAATAATTTGGCTGTCTTGCAAGCCCACTACAAACAGGGTACGCAACCCAAATGCAACAGTATGCTCTACTTCGGTTCCTATAAAGAAATTTACTTCTTCGTGTCCGGCTCTATTCATATAACTCCGAAAAAATTAAACGGTGATTTTGGTTAGTCAGTTGATCGAATTTATCATACAACGGTAATACTGTCTGATTTTGTTGCGTTGTGGCTGATGCTATTTGATCCTGTAAACGTGTTTGTAAAATACTAGGTAACTGTGTTAGTTGATCTAAGTTATGTTGTTTTATGTATTGTAACGCAGATCGACTCAGTTTGTCAAATCCATGTCCTCCAGATTGTCCAACTAAAAATATGTTATCCGGGCCAGTGAATTCTAATGCTACATCGATTGCATTGATAATGTCCAAACTACTCAATGGAAAGTAAACCATATTCACTTGAATATCTGTAAAATCCATAGACAGTGTATTTAAATTGGTGTAGAACTCACTCCACTTGGCACCATTTCTAATATATTCAAATTTTTTTTCAGTTGATTCAAAACTGACTATCCAATTTACATTGTCAAACTGCTTTAAACTATCGTAGATTCGGTTATTGTTGATCATGGTCAGATTAGTTGTGACCTCAATGCTGACATTGGGATTTATTTTGTGTAACCGTGCCAATACATCTAAATTTTCCTTGATCAACAGAGGTTCGCCGCCGGCCATTTGTAGTATTTTGAGATTGGCTAGATCTAAATCGGTTACGGTGGGAAATATTCTAAAACTTTGTTTCTTTCCTTGCAGTTCGGCCCATCGACTGCTGAAATCAGGGCCGCAATACACACAATTGAGATTGCAAGTATTACTCCATCGCAAGTCTAAATGTTCAAGTTGAAAATCTTTAGCTGAATCAAGATTGTGATAAAAATCATCATATTGATAAATGCTACGACGGCTTTCCCAATTGGTATTGACCGATTCACGTTGCCAGCAAGCACTACAATTTGTGTGCTGTTGATCGTCAATAAATGCCTGTCGAATTTCTACAAATTTAGGCAACAATTTTGCTTGGTCAAACTCCTGTAACGACACCCGATCTTGACTGATGCAACACAGTTTAGCTTGGCCGTTGGGGTCCAGACTAAGTCCTGACCAAGGAGCCGCACAAAAGTTTTCTCGATTCAATTAATCACTCTCGCCGTTGCCGGCTTTGTATGCAATATTAAGTTTAAGTTTAACAAGTTCGTCTTTGATATGCAACCTTTGTTTCTTCAAAACTTCTAAAGTGGCATCTTCGAACACTCCAGTGCTTTCCATACCATCAATACGCTTGTCTAATCTAGCGTGTTCTTCTTCTAAATGTCGTACCCGACTTTGTAAATGGTCAATCATTGAGTCTCCAATTCATTCAACTTGGTTTCATCTAAATCAATGTCGTCAGCATCAACGCCATTGTCCTCTTCTACTTCAAATAAGTTATTAAACATGCTCATAGCATTCTTGGCTTTTTTACCTTTGAACCCACGAGTGCCCACAATGTCCATCCAATAACGATCATAGTGTTCGATGATAGCTTCGGCTTCTGCACGATCGGGTGTGGCAAAAATAGCATCCACAATATCTTTAAAGCGGGCATGATCTCCGTTTTGATTCCACATCATAGCAGGCCAAGAACCGTTATCGTATTCACGATTGGCACGTTGCACTGCTTCGAGATGCATCCAAACATTATGTCCCATCAGCAAGGCATAGCTAAAACTATCCCAACTTGTCTTGCCATTTTTTCCAATCTTATTTAGATCTGGTGCAGTATGAAAATGGGCCATATTGTTAGGATCAAATGTTTCGCCGTTTAATTCAGCATCAGTTTTACGCACACCTGGCTTGTAAATACAGATATCCTTCATCTTCAAGTGCTTACTGATTGGGCTTTCATCAAAGTGTTTGACAAATCCTTCTGCCAACACACCCTCACGATATGATCTTGTATCTGTGCTAAACTTTTTGTCGTCCACAATAGGACTCATGCGATAGCACCACTTTTCGTTGTGTGGTAAATCAATATGATGATAAACCTGTCCATTGGCTGTGGCCAAGAATGGTGACGCACAGTCAAAGCTGATTGTAAATGCTGGATTAACATACTTGCGAACAGCACGTTGAATGTCAGTAAGTAGCACAGCCCACTCTAGTTTACTTGTGCCTAAGAAATGCATCCAATCGTGTACGCCTTCTTGTAGCAATTTATCATGACGTAGTGCTACTAACCGACGCAACACCAAATGTACGTCACACATGTTCTGACCACCCATGGCCCAGCCATCGAAGTGTGTGTCAGGATACTTGGCAGGATCACAATAGTCTTTCATTAGGTCATACCAACGATCTGCATCGGCATGATTGGCTCCTTGAAGCACGTTTAAGATCTTGGTACCACCGTTGGCTTTGCCTCGGCGATGCTTCATGAAGTATTCGTTGTTGTACTTGGTAGCATCCACAGCTTCTTGTAGCGTACTGATCTGGCAGGCCACTGATGCTTTTTTGTCATGTATGACCCAGGTTGGAATATCTAGCGTCATACAATAGTCGCTGATGTTGTCTAACCATTTAAGAACAGCTTCACGTTTCTTCTGGGCCTTAGGACAACCCGAGCCAGCTTTCCAATCGCCTTCCCACAAGCCCTTGGCAATTTGGAATCCACCAGAGTCGCCCAGTAATAAGGTATTAGGATCACGATTGCGAACCATGTCCTCTGACCAGTCCTGCTTGTTAAGATCCAAGTTGGCATGTCCACCTGAATACAGGCTCCACTTGTAAGGGAACAGGCCCTTTTGATCATCAAGCCAGTTCATCATTTCCATGTCTGGAATACCCGCAGGCATTCTAGCAGGATCTACATAAGGACCATTAACAGGATCACGCTGTTTGCCCACGAATGTGGCATAGAATCCTGAAATAGCTGGCAAAAATACAGCGTAATCTTTTTGTTTGGCTGTTAGGTTATCTTGGGTCATTGAAATTGATCAAAAAAATTGTTAAAATTAATAAATTTGTTATTTTGTTCTCGCACAGTATTGAGTGTTTCAACAAAATGCTGATGGTTAATGTGTGCAGAATTGCACACATTGTGATCTAGATAAGTTCCATTGGCAATAGTCCATGCATCTGGTTGCAGAACAGGTTGGCTATTCCATGTACCCCAATCGTTAAGAGGCTGTATATCGCCGTTAAATCCATATTTTTGGCAGAGCTCAACAAAGGCTGGTAAATCTTGATAATTTGCATTCTGCAATACAAAACTAAGATCCACTTTGCTATTTTGTCGATTATCGGCCAGCCATTCAAGATTTTCTATAAGAACTGACCATTTGCCAGGGCGTCGAACTTGTTCATATACTTCTTTACTGCCAGCATCTACACTAACTGAAAAAAAACTGATTGCCGGTTTAATTGCAGAATCTGCAATTACTTTTTTTAGCAGTAAGCCATTGGTGGTAATTCTGAATGTTTGTCCTGGCTTGTAACAATAATTTTTAATTAAATTTCTAATAAGTTGACTGGCTAATGCATCACCGGTGCCACCGAGAGAAATTATGATTGGCTCATTGAATTTTTCTAACCATTCTAATATACGACTCAAATCTTTGACTTTACTATCAAACTGTGGGCCTTGGTCTATCATGCGTAATTCTCTGCGACAGCTAGGACAGGCTAGATTACAACTGTCGTCAATGTTTATGTACAGAGTATAATGTTTTTTTACAATGTCGTGATCGATAATACCACAATGCGTGACCGCACACCAAGAAAACTTTTTTTGTCGAACATCTTCTTGAAGTTCTTGTGCAATTGGTGAATTCCACACATCCTCCAAGGATTCAAAATCTGCTACTTTGCCCACCGGAATCGGCAACCATCCTTCGCAATTACACAAAAAACAATCTGAATTCTGATCTATGCTGACGTGAGTAAATGGTAAATTACACGAGTGCAGTATTGGTTGAGTGTGTTGCTTTCCACGTGGCATTGAACGCAACGTGTAGGATAGTGCCTTGGAAAGCTTCAGATTCTGAAAGTCAATCACTTGCTTTGTGCTGGAAGTTTGAAGCTGTAAGTAGCCAAGCCTGAGTCTACAGTAATTTCAGCAATGCCATCATCGCTGATGCGCATGACTTTGTCACCGGTTAGGTCCAAAATACCAATCACAGTTTTAACTGGCCAACTCCATTCACGTTTGAGTGTGCCACCTACGTCGTGCTGGAATACAAAGTTACCTGCGTGTGTTGAATGATCACCAAAGAAAAATTTCAAATCTTTGCCGTCTGTTCTTGCTTTGAAGTTAACTTCTTCAGCATTGGCACTGGCTTGCATTTTAAGACGTTGAATAGCAGCCACAGAAGGTTCAAACTCAATGTGCCAGGTAACTGGCTTCATCTTGACATTTTTTAATTTCTCGTTGATAATTTCAGTAGCCATAAAGCGATAGCTGTTCTTAAAGTCGCCTTCGGCATTTTCAAATGTCAGTTGATCCAATGCACCTGTGTCTTTGCGTGTAATAGCAAGTTTGGCATTTTCTTTGTAGGGTTGCAGGTTCAACAACACCTTGAGTTTGCTTAAATTTGGCATGCCAAATGTGCCAATAAAGTCTGCTACTGGGCTGGCAAATGTGCCGTCAACAATAACACTACGGTCTTCAGCTAACCCATTAATTGCAGTTGACTTATCGTCACCGGTGATTTTGACTAGGTCAATGCAACCTAGGTCATAAGTGTGTTCTACTAAGTCTAGTAAATGATCTTTCATGTAATTCTCCTTGTTTGTTTATTGTACAGTGTTTATTTAGATTTTACAACAGGTTTTGATTTATTTTGGAACTATTTTTGCCAAAGTTTGTCCACCTTTGAGACTGGTCAGTTCTCCAGGTTTCTTTAATTCTAACCAAGTGGTTGGTCCTGGATCATTCCAAGAGTACACAATTTCGTAGCCCATAGAGACAGCTAATTCTCTAACCAAATATCCGGGTGTATAACAACAATAATAATTTTCAACCAAGCTGACAGCACTGGGTCTATCACAGTCATTGAATGTAAATGCTAAGATTCCACCGGGTTTGAGTTTTTGATATATTTCTGCTAGGTATTTTTTGAGGATTTCAAATGGTCTAAAATTAAAATAATTATAGGCTAAACACATGCCAAATTGATCGTTGGGAATTTTTGCTAAAATATCTTGATCCAACTCTTCACTGACAACATAAGGTCTCAATCGATGTTGATACTGTTCATTAAACTTGTTCATAGCTGGGGTTAAGTAATCATGACTCAAATCTACCAAGTAGAGAGGATCATATGCTACCATGTTTTCAATAAACGTTTCCGACCCGGGGCGGATGATCAATGCCGGATACTTCCAGTTGGCGTACTGACTCAATCTAATTTGAAATGGAGTAGTATCAAGGGTGTTGGGTTTTCTTAACTCGAGTACAGACTCAGCAGCTTGAACCAGTTCACCTTCATACAAGGTATAACTTTCTTGGAACCAAGGACGCTCGGCCTGTGCAATTTGTTGAGCTAACTGAGATTTTAAATTGTTTAAGTCATCCTCAAATTTAGCAAACACTTTTTGTATGTCGGCATATTGACTATCGAGGTTGTGAGTAAATGATGTCATTAACTCTGGTTGTGTGCCAACTAAATGCAGTATTTTGTCCAACTCAAGATTGGCAGTTTTTAACACAGGCACACTTGATAGCGCCTCTAGCTGATTACGATATGCAACAAGTTCGCTAAGTTTCATATTACCACTCGAACAAAGTTTCAAAAGTATTTTCTGTGTTGGTAGAGCTGGCTAGATCCCACTCCAACACACTCAACAAGTTGTCAATTTTTTGATCAACCACTGTGGCTTCCATCTCGCTGTCATCAAAGGGCAGTTCTTTAAACCATGCAGGTAACTGTTGTTCATCTGTTGGATACCCAATACTGGTCCATCCTAAGGGATTGGCTTTTAACTTACACACAATAGTTTTCATACCGTCGACAATTTGCAAACTATATTTGTCACCGTTCATACGACGTAAGTTGTTCCAGTTAAGTGCCGCACGAACATGCCCCGGCATGTTAGCTTTGCCCAAACGTTCTTCTTCCTTGCCATACTTGGTCAAGTTGTTTACACGTTTTGGACTGCCCTTCTCCCATCCTGGACGTTCTTTGAAAATATATTTAAATTCACGGATCTTGGCAATAATTTCATCACGGGTAGCACCAGTTAGCACATCATTGAGAATCTCACTCAAGAACTCTTGAATAACTTTGGGCGTGTCACTACGTTTCAAATCCAAACCCATAGCCTTGACCTTGCCCGGCTGTCCAGCAACATCCAATCGTTTGCCTTCCTTGTCAATGATCATCACTGCATAACGTTTCTTGGTAATGAACAGGCCCTTGCTGGCCACTACTTCTCGCCCACCTTTAATTACTTCGCCCATCTCTCTAGGCACATGGAATGCAGTTTCCATAAACCCTGGGAAGCTGATGTTGACTTGATCGGCAATTGAATCATACAGTTGTATGGCCATGTCCTTTGACCAGGTCATGCGTCCTTCTTCAACTTCTTTCTTTAACACTGGCCACGCACTGAAATAACACGAGTCTGTGTCACCGTAGATAATAGTTTCACCCACATGATCATACTTGCCAGTGATACATTCATTTACGTAAGCATCCATGTGCCGGGCAATGGCACGACCAGTAAGAGTTGTGGACTGACCAATACGCTTATCAAAGAACCTGCAACCAGGATTAAGAATAGCACCATAAAGACTGTTGAGGTTAATCTTTTTAACAAGTTGACGCTTGTCCCAGTATTCTTCATCTTCGGCATTTGTACATTCCTTTAATTTAGCTTGCATCTCTTTACGTTCAGCATACCAACGTTTTAACAATCCAGGAATCACACCTTCACGTTCATATGTAAACACAGTGCCGTTGGCACTGAGCATCCAGGGTTGGTTGCTGTCAAAAATCATATGCCATACTTCTGAGGCACTGTGTACCGACTCTTCACCACTTTGCCAGTCAATTGTAATCTCTGTGCCTTTTTCCAAATTCATTACCGCAGTGTATTCTAACGAGGCAAACAAGCCTTCCCAAGCCGCAGCAAAGCTGGATCCTGAATTCATTTTGTCTCGAATATATCGATTGGTCATTGTAGGGCGTAGTTGTCCTACGATAGTTTCTGGACCCATATTAAGAGCACGAATGGCACTTGGGTAGAGACTGTTGATATCAATTGACCCAATGTATTCGTGAATGCCTTTTTTAGGATAAGCAACATAGGCACCCGCAGCCTGTGTATCTTCGTCACTGTAGCGTTCCTTGCGGTTAGGAACAACCATGCCACGCTCGTGTGCTTCGTTGATAATGGCCTGTTCTGTTACAGCCACAGCACCCATGGTAGTTTGCAGTAGCACAGTATTTTCGTGTGCTAGTGTATTTGCTAGGTCTAAGAATTTCAATTTCTTGTCTAGCTTGGCCAAAATCATTGTGTCTTGTCTGTTGTACTCGATGAATGTTTTAAAGTTTTGATTGTACAGTTGATCTAACGTGCCTTCAAACACAGTTTTGGTCTCGCCTAGTTCGTATTCGGCAATAGCATCCAGACTATAACTGTGTCGTTCTTCGTATGTGTACTTGCGATACAGTTGCATATAATCCATATGCACACGACCAATCAAGTCATAAGTTTCATTCTCTGCACCAAATCGTTCAAAGGTACGTTTCTTGGGATATTGATTCCATAGACAAAATCTGCGGGTGTCATCTTTGCTGAGCACACGAGTCACACGATTTATAGTATATGGAATATCAAAGCCTTCACTGTTCCATCCCGATAATGCATCTGCATCTTCAATCAAGTCTAGGAATGTGTTGAGTAGGTCTTCTTCGGTTTCAAATACAATGGTGTTTTCAAAATCACCAGCAATGTCGCGGGCAGTTTCTTGACTCATGTGTTTGGGAGGTATCACCAGTGTGACCATTTGATTCAGCCATTGCAAGTACACTGATATGGCGGTGATAGCATTGAATGGATCGGCTGGTGGACTGAATCCACGTTCTGGGTCAAAGTCTACTTCAATGTCAAAGAATGCCACGTTTAACTTAGGGCCGTCTTGTCCTTTGTAGTTTTCTTCAAGGCAACGGAAGATAGGATTGATATCTGATTCATACAGTTGTTTATTTGATTGTATGCGAACTTCCTTACGAAATTCTTTGCTGTTCCTGGTGCTGAATCGGCTAACAGGTGTGCCAAAGATACTTTGGAACTTGCCTCTAGCATCTTCATAATACAGCACATAATTGGCCGGATATTCCTGATAGCATCTTTTGCCATCCTTCCGCTCAACTATGTGAATACGATCGTGCTCACGATCAAACAATGCATCAATATAACTCAAATTTTTCTCCGTTTATGGCCGGTTAGCCATGATTCATGTTCCTTACGGGAACGACTCGCTGTTGTTAAAACAGTACTTATAATGTTTTGCCCACTTGCACTAAAATTTGTTCTAGCAATTCGTGATCTTGTTGTTCACGACCGAACTCACTCTTGTGTGCTAGCTTGATAGCTTTCTTGAGAATGTTTGGCTTGATATCTAATTCTTCAGCAATGGCCTTCACTGTGTCATTGAGTCCGCCTGTTAAGGTTTCAATTTCGGACATTACTGACATGCCTTCATTGATAATTTGTGTAAGTTTATTTGTTTGGTCTGCTGTGAATACGCGATCTGACATTTGTTTCTCCTGAGTAAGTTTTTACTATTATACAGGTTTATTTAAAAAAAAGCAAGAGGATTTTGGTAAAGCTCACTTTAAACATACATTCCGGGGCACGACTCCCATATATGTTAGCCCAGCAGCCGGGCACACCGTGACCATAAGGCCCTAAGGTAGGTGTTAGGTTGGTGCGTAAGGATTAAGTTTACGATCCTCGTCACCTTGTTGTTCTGGAGTAATTGGATATTGGTTCATTCTGTATCAGTTCCGCGATAAAACCATGAGTCGTCACCACCTGCGGACCATTTGGCCCGATTTTCTACACAATACACTTCGGTGGGTATTTTGAAGTCAGGAGTTTTAAGTTGAGCAGGTACTAGACTCACATCGTACCATAAGCAACGATTGTTGGGCTGACAGGCAAACTGGCCATTATCTAACCGTATAAAGTTGTAGCTTTTGTGTTCTTGCACACCTTCTGCAAATGACACATCTAATCTATTGTGGTCCGGAGCCGCAAAGTCTATAGTAAACAGGTACTGCCCAAAATGAAACGCCTTGTCTTTGCCGTAGTACTTGACCTTGAGTCCTCGCAAATTTGATTTTTCTAACACAGCTATGTCGTAGCCCAGGCAATCCCAAATTTGTAGGTGATCTAATTCAAGATCTTGACCAGACTCAACCGGCTTCCAAACATATGCACTGATGGGCAACTTGTCGTAGAGTGCACCGTATTCGGTCAGCATGCATTCTATTCTAAAGGCTTGACCCTTGATGGCCTTGGCTGTGACCCAGTAACAGGGTTCTAGTTCGCCGTGCCCACGTTCATGATTGTATAAAAACTCTCTGCGTACAAAACATTTTACAGGAGGTATGTTTGCTATCAAAAAACTCATGAGTTTACTTACCGTCTACATGAAGCTGGCTGCCATTATTGAAGCTGGGACTAAACGGGCTTTGTGCCACACGCCCGCCTTTGCTTTGACTCCAGGCATAGCCCGCACGATGTCCCGAACAGTCTCGGGTGCATGGTGATCCCAAGAACTCAAGTTCGTTGAGTTCATCTTTTAAAAATGTGTCAGCAAAGGCCTTACATAATGCTTGAATTTTAGGATTGCGTGTGATTTCAATATGATAACGCTTGTTACCAAAATCCTGTGTGGGATCCTTGTAACCGGCGTACACCTTGTGTACACCAACTTCATCAATGAGATCACTACAGTTGATGCCGGACCGTTCGTCCATGGGTTGTGTGCAAGGGCTACAGGTTGTAATGATGATGCTACCTGTTGGAATGGCTCCAAAACGGGCCTCGTAGCTGTCAATGGCTGCTCGTTCACCGTGAACACGTCGTCCGTCTTTTGTGGGATAGTTGATACCCACCACACAGTTGTTGTTGGGATCTAGCACCGCGGCTGCAACCACACCAAGATTCAGTTTCTTTTTGTATTGTCCTTCCACAACCATCTCGCAAAGACGCACTAAGATTTGATCTAGTTTGTCATGATTGGTGATTTCAAAATCGCTGATCTTCATTTTTTCTTACTGGCACAATGAGCTTTTTGTGAGAAACCTTTTGGATTGGCACAGTTGATACTGCTTTTGTATTTTTGTGACCATTTTTCTTTGACTTCTTCTGGAACGCCAAGTATTTGTTTTACTTGATGAACATAAGCACTGACATCACTGGTGCCAATTTCGTCCACATCGCCTACATTGTAAGCAACTTCTTCGGCGGCCTGCATAACTTTGTCTGGTCCAAACTTCATCAACAAGTCGGTATGTGCAACCATGATACGATTAAGAATAGCACGTTCAACAGCTTCGCTGTCATTATCTTCTCTGAGATGCTGATAACGTTGCTTGAGCATTTCAAGTTCTTTACGCAGGATCTGTAGATTGGCTGGATTGCGTTCCTGTGTCATCATGCGTTGTATCTTGTCCACACGGTTCAACAGTTCTTGGCGTGTGGTAGGTTCTTTTTCAGCTTCTGTTATACCTTGATCATCTTCAATCTTGTTGATTAAGCGTTCCACAGCAGATTTAAATGCCAACATGGTTGGTTGTTTGATACGTATTTGCTCTATAGCAGCCTCTGCACTGTCACCGCCACGGGTGATACTGATTTCACGTGTCTTAGGATTGTAAAATACAGTGAAGCCTTGTATCACGCTTTTCAGTGGTATAGTTGTTCCGGGCATGTCAAACTCTTCTTTTATTCTACCTTCAAAGTTGTCTGTGGGCCTTTGAATAATTGATCCAGATTGCCCTGCGGATTTTACTGTAGGTTGTGCTCCAGCGGCTGGCTGTTGTGCACCAGCGGCACTTTTCTTGCCAAGAGCATTGATAACACTGTCTGCGCCGTGTCCCGGCAGACCAGCCTTGTTTTGAAGAATCTTAAAAACCGCTTGTTTATTACTGGCATTGCCCAGAGCTGATGCCAAATCATTTTGATTTTGAATTTTGCCAGACTGAATCTGTTGTATAATTGTTGTGGGATTGGCTAGGTTTGGGCCGCTGGATGCTGATTGTGCTTGTGCCGCGCCAGCGCCGCCTAAGGCCATTGCTCCAGCAAGTGCAGCACCGGCTAGAGTTGACTTCAATCCTTCAGCCACACCTTCGTCCTCAAATGGCAAGTACCAGAACCAGTTTTGGAAACCACCTGGGTTGGTGTCGTAATCCATGTGAGCACGATTTCTAGCACCATTCATCATGCGGTTGAATTCTGCTTCGGCGCCGTGTTGTTCTGCAACAGCTTCCAGTGCGTCGTATAGTTGGCTGGCTTTGAAACTGTCTCTGTTGCGTTGAATTCCAGGAGCCATGCGATTGTAAACATCAGCCAAATCAGCATGCAGGTTACTCATTGCACCTTCTGACACACCTTGTGCTAAACGATCAGCTAGGCTTTGGAACTTGTCTTGTAGATCCTGAACCATACGACTTTGTGGCTTTTTGGACAACACAGCAAGAGCACGTTGTAAGGCTTGTTCGCCTGTGTCAGCATTGATCTTCATTGTGTCCCAAACCATTTTTCTGACAGCACGATCGTCTAGTGGTTTGCTTGGTCCACTAGCAACAATAGCTTCGCCTACACTCGACTTCTGAATCCGATCAGCATAGAACTCGCTACTAGCAACCTTGCCACCGTTCTTCTCAGCGTATGCCTTAGCACCGGCGTGTGTTTTAAACTTCATTACCTTGTTGCCACCGTACACTATCCAACTACCAGTAGGGTCTGCTTTGGCTTCTTCCATATTGCCTGGATCCAGCTTACGTGGATTGGCTGCAGGGCGTGATGCATAACTGTCATCGTCATCATCACGTGGTGCCAATCCTGCCATGGCATCGCGTATATTGGCAGTCATTCCGTCTGCGTCAAATGCGTCTGCATAGCGATGCAGGGGCAGATCGTCTGCGTAGGCACTTAGCTGTCCGTGTACGTTTCTGCTTTGGTCAGTATGATTATCTATGGCAACACGGATTTTGCCAACCAGGTCAGGATCTCTGGGATTGAATTTTTTAGAAGCCAGATACTTCTGGGCCAGCTGAGTCGATATCTGCTCGTAACGTTTTCTCCAGCCGGGATTCAAGGTCTCGTTGTCCCGGGTAATTAGCATGCCACTTTTTTCCATGGCCAATAACCATGGTTCAATGTGCTGATCAACCAGTTCTTCTATTTCGTATTCCCAGTTGGGATCTGAATTCAACTGTGTCCAAGGATCTTTGCTTATTTTGTCCATCATGGCATCAAACTTGTCATCGCCGGTGGCTTCTGACATATCAGTGGGAGCAATGGTAATAACACTAGGATCACGTCCTTCGGCTTTGAATTTGGCTCGTAATTTGTTTGCTACAGCTTCTGCGTGATCGTCATTTTCAAAGTCTTTCCACTTTTTGCCCTTGATATAAACTGAATAAGGTGTGCGTGGAGTGCCTAATCTTTTAGAAACAATCGCATCGCTCCAGCCTTCTTTCATCATAATACCATATTCGCCAGCGGCTCGTTTAAGGCCACCTGGAATCATACCGTCAATTTGCGGTAGTGTAAGACTGTATTGTTTCATGATAGGAGCAAGTAGTTGTGCCATTGGAGCATTGGTAAAACGTCGTGCTTCGCCTGCTAAAATTTTTGTTACTTGAGCAATAATAGACTGTGGATTGACCACGCTCTCACATATGCAACGATCTGGATTGACAGAACGACCGCAACCGGGACAATTTGATCCATACATGGTATTCATTTTTTGTCCTACCGCACTGCGGGCCAGCTGAGCACTCATTGGGCGCCGGCGTGGTTTTTTAAGCAGAGCTTGATTTTTGTACTTCCAAAACTCTTTGCTGATACCATAGGCCTTGAGGAACTGCTGATCTGTCATGCGATCAAGATCTTGACGCTCAATATCCAGTTCACTCATGGCTCCTTCGTCTAATTCTTCATCATCATACCAGTCATCTTCATCATCGTCCTGATCTGCGGCATATTGGTTGTATTCAACATCACTCAGATGCATGCTGTGTTTGCCGTGATTGTACAAGTCCACAATGACAAATGTTCTGCTGGGACTAAAATCATAAATTTCACCAGTGGCTCCTTCAAACTCGTTGGGTGCTGTGACTGTGATAGGATCGCCTTGTTGTAATTTTTTAACTGTTTCGTTCATGTCAGTGATATCTCCAAATTCATCTGCATCATTGCCGTAGCCGGCTTGACTGCGTAGTAGGTTTTTTTCTCGTTGTGTTTTTTGTTGTTGCAGTCTGCGCCATTCTGGATCACGTTCAAGTTCTCGTCCAGTCAGATCAGCTTGACGAACGGCCTGACCAAACTGTTCGGCTGTGCCTTCCTCAATTTGTAATTCAGTTTGACGTGGCTCAACAGTTGTTGCGTTCTGCTTGTTTTTAGCAAAACGACTCAAATATTGATTTGCCTGGTCAGTATCAAGAAAATCTAAATCAGTTGTTGTTGGCGCAGTTGGCTTTTTGCCATATTTTGCTTGTTTGTTGGCCTGGGCACGTTGGCCAATTTGTCGTCCAAGTTCACCTGCGTCAGTTGGAGTTTGACCCAACTGTGGAGTAGACGCCACTCGACGCACTGCACCCATGTTTTTAGTTGGTGCTTGGTCAGTTGCGGGTAATGACTTTGTGTGTTTTTTAACTTGTTTGGTAAGTTTTTTGACCTGACGTTGTATTTCAGTTCTAGTGCGTTCAACTTCTTTGCGTAGTGCTTCAAGTTCGTTGTTGGCTTGAGGGTCTTTTTGTGCAACTGCATTCCAGCTGGCCATGGCATCAATTTTGCCTTTGAGTTCGGTTTCAAGGTCCCGAACCTTGTCGTAAATTTCTTGATCTTTGGCCGTGACTGGTTCTGGAATATAAATGGGTCCCGATACGCTTGTAGATTTATCTGCCACTGGTGCAGGTTGAGTCGTTGTAGTAGTGGGTGTTGCAACTGTGGGTTTTGTTGCAGGTTGTTGTAAATCACGCTGTGCTGTGGCCAACTGTTGTTGTAAACTTGTTATCTTTGAATCTTGTTGTTGGTTAGCTTGATTTAACTGTGCAACAGCAGAGCCCTGTTGTTGAATTTCTGCCTGTTGTTGACTTAAAATTTGATCTACTCGTGCTTGAGTGGCCATTTCATCCTGTACCAATGCTTCAACATCGTTGGTGGCACTGGGATATTCTGCGCGAAGTTTTCTTAATCTATTTTGAACTTCAGCGTTTTGTGCTGTAGGACTGTCTACTTTGTCAGAATTTTTTTTTTGACCGCGAGCTTCGCCCACCGGCTTGCCTAACGGCAAACTGCCTTGAGTTGGATCTACCATTGGTTGTGGCGGAGTAGGAGCTGGTTTTATCTTTTTGTTGGTCAACCATTGTAGGGTTGCCACACGATCTGTCAAGACTTGATGTGTAAACTGTTTGCGTTGTTCGCGACTCATACTGACCAAGCGTTGGATCAAAAAATGCATCTGATTGCGACTCAGTGTGGCATCTTGCTTGGGACCTTGCATGTTGCCTTGTGGCCATTGTATGGTGGCAAACTGAAGATTATTTTCCAACGCATTCATGATTTGTGCATATACATATCTTGCTATGCTAATTTTACTATCTTCGGCACCTTCATCTAAATCTTCATATGTGGGTCCTTCTTTGCCAGGGCCACCCTTGCCACGTAACCAATCCACAGCATGACCGATGATACCTTTATCGGGGTTGGGGTTTACACGTTGTTGCGGGGACACTGCATCTGAGCCCACTTTGCCAGGTTGATTCAGTCGAGCCATCTTGTTGGCTTTATCAGCAACATCTGGAAGACCTGCATATTTTACAGAACGATTACGAGCCGCGGCATACTCTGGAGTACCCGGTTGCATACGACCAACTGGAACGTCATCGGTTTCGCCTAGACTGCCATAGCCCATGGTCTCGTTTCGTATCTTGTAGTAACTGTCACGCTCGGCCTTGCACTTTTGAAATTCTTTCATCAATGCAGCCAATGCCGCAGGATTCTTTTTGTATGCTGGGTTTTTTGCACGAGCCACTAGGTCGTCCATCTTCATGGCCAAGTCGTCAATTCTACGTTGCTCTAATTGATCTACCGCGCCTTCTGCAAGTCGGCGTTCGTGGTCGTTGTTAAATAGGTCTAATGCAAACATTTATTTTTCCTTAAGCTTCGTCAATGTAATCCGCTGCTTCGTCACGACGAAGTTGACGACGGTTGAATATCTCCAAAGCCATTTCAGCTTCGTCTATAGTTTTAAATTTTGATTTCATGGCACGGTTGCCATGTCGTATTTCAAATCCAGCTACATCATCACCGTGTACTTCCCATAGGCCTGATTTGTTTGCGACAGTTTTGACTGCGGCTGTTTCTTTCATGCTAACACCTTCTTCACCGGCAGGTTGCTCTGCAGGAATAACGCCACTTAGAGCTGCGCCAATTTCAGTGTCTTCATTTTTTTTGGAAACAAGATCTCTATCTTGCTTGTTTTTTTCTTTGATATCTGAGTCTCCAGTTGTTTTGTCTTTGAGATCAGTGTCTTGTTTGATTTCATCTGCTATGTTACTTAGATAATCAGCAAATGACTTTTTGACTTTGTCTAGCACATCTTCGGCCACAGCAGTTTCATCATGTTCTACGCTTTCTGAACCACCAACCAGTTTACCTGCCAAGGGATTCTTAGGATCAGTTTTGGCCGTGAGCACTGCTACTGTCTTGGGCTTAAAAGTGGCTGAAAGTTGATTGACACTGCGTTGGTTCTTGTCAAGTCCTTCTTCAAGAATTCGCAGTCGTTCAACTATACTATAAATGTCGTTATGGTCGTGCGCCATTAATCATGCCCTTGCGTCTTTCAAATAACTCTTTAATTGCCATGAATATTTGCCGTGCTGACTTTGACGTTCTGCGGCAAAATTTGCAATGTCTTCACGACCTTCTGCGGCAGCAACATCAAATACTTGCTTGCTCATGTCAATCATGGTTTGTGTATCTGCGAGTAATTCTTGTAACATTAAACGGGCACGAGGAACTTTGGTTTGTCCTTGTATTTGGCTTAGTTCTTGGAAGCGTTCAAAACTTCCTGGGGCATATTCTTCAGTAGTACGGATATATTCAGCAATAGGATCTATGGCATCAAAGGCATCTTGGTAGATCTTAGATAAAAACTTGTGCAATTCACCAAAATCTGGGCCTTCTACATTCCAATGAAAATAGTGGGCTTTTAGGTAATAGGCAAATGTACTTGCAAGGTAAGTTTTTAACAAATCAGCTAACATTATTTCTTCCGTTTATATTTTTTGTACTCTGCAGGCGTGTTAGGCGTTGCATCGTCCGTAGTGTATTTACCAGCAAAGAAAGATCCTGCATTTCTTGCGATCATGCCGCCTAAGGGCATAGCTACAGGCGCTATACTACCACTCGTAGTAGTACCACTACTGGCACCGCCATCTTCTTTTAACTCAACAAATTCACTCAGTCTCATTGCGGATCCTTAATACGTTATTTTCCACTGTTCCTGGGCCATAATCAACCCTGACATTGGTCACTTGTAACTGTGCCAAATGTGGTGGAACCAATTCAAAACGAATGCAATATTCACCGGGCTCAGCTTCAACTTGCATCATTTCTTCAAGTCTAGCATCAGTCCAGCGCCAGGTACGTTCAGCAAATAGTTCGTCATTAAGATACAAGCGATACGTGGGGGATAATCCTTCCCACTCGCAATCAACATCTGCTAACACTCGTACGAACTGTTTGGTCATACTGTATTTAGCGGTATATTATTTGTTGATGTTTTAGGGTGTACTGTATCTGATAATTAATACACCGGGCTGTGGTGGTAACAATGTTCCGCCAGTATTGACGTACCCGCCGCCTGCACCGTAACTGGTGTATCCTGGGCTGTTGTTACCAATGCCTTTGGGCCCGCGACCTGTGCCGCCAGCCGCATAATAGGTCGTAGTGCCTGTGATGTTGCTGGCTATGCCTAGCCCACCTTGCCCGCCCACTCCGTCAATATTACCTATGCCGCCTGGTCCGCCAGCACCACCGCCGCCTCCGGGGCCAAAAGGTGGATATCCACCCCCAGCGGGAGCACCTCCTGGATAGCCTTGCCCGGGTATGCCGTTTCCACCAACAAAATTTTGGAAATTACGATGCACAGTGCCGGTAACTCCACCGCCACCGCCTGATCCGCCCGCTTGACCATTGCCCCAGTTACTACCATATCCGCCGCCATTGGCCACCATGTTTAGGAATGAGCTGTTATTGCTCACCGCACCAACTATTACCGGATATGTGCCGGAAGCTATAGTAACATTACCTGTTAGCACACCACCCGCACCACCACCAGCCACATAGGTGCCAATAGGAACGCCTGCACGGCTACCACCAGCAATGAGTAGATATTGAACGTCTGTTAGTGTGCCACCAGAAACTGTCAAAGTTCCAGAACTGGTAAAAGTTCTCACAGTGTAATCACCATCGGTGCTGACACTGCCACCCGATACTACAATACTCATTTGAGTTCCTTGGTAGATCCAATGTGCCAGTCTTCAACGCCGTACTGGGCTCGCATCAATCTACGGGCATCTTGCATGTTGGCCGCTGTCACAGTGACATCTATATAGCCCACATAGTTGGGTTGCTGTATACGCACAGGTGCTGTCCAGAGTTTATATTTTGGGTATATTTCTTTGGCTTTCATGATCTGGTCCACCGTGCTATCATGCTGACATGTTGGCTGGAATAGATGCCAGTGCCCCGACGTGTACTACGCATACTACGACGACCAGGTTCTACAGGGAATGTATAACGGGTCCAACGGTCATTTTGATCTACAACTTGATCACCGGGCTTAGGGCGATATTCTTCGGTGGGCGCCATGGCATAGCCCATGACTTCTACTCCGGGTATGGAATTCAACATGAGCCACATGGCTTGACCGTGTTTTGTCTGGGTTGCGCCGGTTTCAAGTGTAAGTCCCAGCACAGTAAGAGCAATACCATACAGGGCTTTTCCTAACCCTTGACCGCGATAGTCTGGGTCAGTGGCTACAGTTTCTACACGCCAGGTTTTGAGTGGGTCTAGTGTGGCGCCAAGATCCAGTTCAGCCACCAAGGCATCACCATCAAAGATCATGATTTCCATAAACTCAGGATCTTTTCGATTTACAGCATAAGAGAATCGACTGCCACCCGGCAAGGGTCGAGTTTTAGGACGGGTGGCCATGGGTGCAAGTGTGTCTTTGTCACCAAAGTCACCCTGTGGTATCCGGGCTATTTCCATTATGCCGGTAGCCTTACGCAGTCTCAAATCAAAGTCTACGTCTGAATTGTAACGAGTGATAAACCGTTCATAATACTGTCGTGCGAGAGCAGGAGTATCAGCTTCAAAGCGATCTACTATCTGTGCGGATCTTGCAGGACGATCAGCATGATAAATTTCATAACCCTTGTTGAGACGGTCACGCACACGGGCCATGTGATCCATACGACGATCAACAACCTTGCCAGCACGGTCAAGATAGTTACGACGTAACTCATCGCTTATTTCGTTTACATGGTCTTCCCATACACGTTTCTGCCCGCGATTCTTTTGCCAAAAGTATCGGCCAGCATCTGTCAAATCTTTACTACGTACCACTCGATGACCTAACTCTTTGGCCCAATCATACATGACTGCGGCAATGCCCTGACCCCGAGCTTCGGGACGAACTGACGTGTCAAAACCTGTTATGGTTTGCCCTGTGCGATCAAAATGTGCAAAGGCTATTTGTCTACCGCCGGCATCATGGGCATATATGCTAATGCCCTTTTCGTCTGATCTTGCTTCTAAATCTAACCCACCGCGATGTGCTCGCACTGTTTCAATAGCTTCAAATAAATCAGGATCAAAATCGTCGGCACTGATAAAGTAGGTAGTGCCGTCACGGTGTTGTAGTTGCACAGCATCATCTTCACTTTCAACTTGATGTATGCTCCACCCCAGACTGTTTAGCACATGTTCAATTTGCGGCTGCCGGTCCGTGGCATTCCACCAACGATTGGCCAGAACTACCAACTGATCTGGAATGTCATCGTTGTCGTCACGATCTGGACTGGGTGCAAATTCTCTTAATCTCATTCAAATCTCCCACCACTGGCCGGACCTGTAGTGCGTATAGCTTGGTTGCCTTGTGACATCGGTTTGCTGATCATCTTTCTAGTATTGACCTGCCGCCCTCCAGTTTTTTTTAGTCTGTTATCACGATTTTGTTGATATAGATCGGTCCAATTAGGTAATTTTTTAAGATGTTGTCTAGTCGAGCTGACACCTATTCCAAAACGGGCTCCTACCTGTTCTAACGAGTTTCCTTGAGCCCAAAGACCAGCCATCTGTTGCACTTGTTCAGGCGTGATGCCTTTTCTTGATCTATCTGCACTATAATCTCGCAATCCTTGGTCTTTTCTTGATTGTAAATGTTGTTGTTTCAACTCAGCAAAATTAGATAAGTTATGTAAGTGCTCATGAACAGTTGCTGGAGTTAATTGGAACTGTTGTGCTATTTTATTCATGGTTTGACCAGCGGCAAACATCTTAATTATTTGCTGAATCTGCTCTGGCGTAGTTCCTTTATATCCAAAACTGAGCCCTTGACTCTGCCGAGCTTGCATAAATTGTTGTCTTAGTTGACGATAATTAGGAAGTCTTGACAAATACTTCCATATGGTGCGATCAACCACTCCAAATTTTTTGCCTATTTCAACAGGAGATATTCCCAACGCATACAATTTGGCCATCTCCTGTTGCTGTTCCAGAGTAGGATCAAGTGCAGCTGTTTCGAGAATAAATTCTTTAAATCTCATTCACAGTTCCAACGACGGCGTGCGGCACAGATTGCCTTGTCTGGAGTCTTGGCACAGCTAATGTTATGCATCTTCATTTGCCCACGACTGCGTGAACAGTAGCTCTTTCTACGCTTTGACGCCTTACTACCCTTCTTTAACTTTGAAGGCTTGGTAGTCACAGCAGTTTTTAGTTTTGAACCTGGGTTCTCTCTGCGATAAGCATTCACAGCTTTTTGACTCATGCCAGCTGTACGGTCTTTCTTGTTGGCCTTTTGCCAATCTTCCATCACAGGTTGTGTGACCGCAAACACATACAGTTCATCATCACTAAGACTTTCTAAATCTTCCCAGATTGCTTCTGCATCTACCCCATTGCGTTCAGCAAGCATATCGATGTTTGACTCAATAAGATCAAACTCTTCTGCTAATTCTGCTCGCTCACCAGCACTCATGCCGGTACTGAGTTCTAAAATTCTATCTAGTTCATCCATCATATTCTCCTGACTTTCGTTTTTTGATTTGTTGCCCCAGTTGGCAGCACCTTTCTTACGGCATTGAACAAGCGCACCCGATGCGTAAGCACTGGGCCAGACCTTGTAACGACTCTTGACCTTGTGATAGCAGGCATCTTGTTTTTCTGCAATTTGGTCTTCGGCAACCATGACACCGCCACAGCCCGGACATTCACCACGATCAACATACACTTCTAAACTTTCGTTTTTGTTTTTGACACAGTTGGGATAGCGTTTGCCAAACATGGTTTTCATGCCTTCTTTGTGATAGCCTTTCCAGCAGGCTTCATCTAGGTAGTTCATAGCTTCCTCGTATCCGTTGACTGCAAATATCTGCTTGCCTGTAGTTTGATCCATGACTTGTGTAACTATGTCATCATATTCAGCCCACTCTACAGCTTCTTGTTTGAGATTGGACAAGTTGTTGCCGGTCATAATAACAGCATCCAGAGTCCTATCCAGCAAAGCATATCGATCAGTGTTAGATTTTCTGTAACCCATTTGATCATAATTTCCACCGCGTGATTCTTTTACCTTGGTAGCTACATTCTTGGCAGGGCCACGACGTTCAGGATTGGGATCTTCTCTACGCTTTTTGGCCGCAGCGCTGGCACGACCTTTTTTGCCCAAGGCCTGTGCTTTTGATTGTGGCAAGCATTTGGGTTTGCCTTCGCCTTTGGATCCTCTTGCACAGTCTCCACGGATCTTGCCATCAGGTCCAAAGCGTACCCATTTGTCTTTGAACCACTGCTTTAAATTTTCTGAAATAAATTCATCAGATCTCATTTTTGTCTAACTCCTTGAATAGTGCTACTAGTTCTTTGGCTTCGGTTCCAAACACCAATTTCATCTGTGATCCTGTGTAAAGGTAGGCTGCTACTTCTTCATCCACATGATTTACATAGTCCAGTTTCTTGATCAGCGTTTGCGTAATAGCTTTGAATGCAGGATCATTTTTGTGTGCTTGTATCAAGGCATCGGCTTGGCTCTTGAATGCACTGTCCAAATAATACCGGGCATGAAACATTTCGTGTCTCAAAGTGGCCGAGTCATTGCCTCCTACACCAATCACACAATATTTACCCAGACCTTTGGCAGCCTTGTTTACTGCATCCACCATGACCTGTTCAGCGTCGGACAAGGCACCTGCAGATTTTTTCCAGGCCTTGAATCCATGATCTGGAATGTTAAATCCGTCCCAAAATTTAAAATAGTCCACACGGCCCGCACGATCCATCCAGTTATCTAAAAAATCCGTTAGACTAACTTGTCTTGATCGTCCGCCATAATGTTTGCCGTCGTAGTATTCGGCTACACGGAAAAAACTACGGGCCACATCGGGCACACTTTGATATCGTAATAGCACACAGCCATCAAATGGCTTGCTGACTTGGACGTCACTGTTTTTGAATTCAAGATCTTGTTTGTGATCAAAATAGTTCATCACAGTTTTTTTGTTCCAACGTTCAATTAGGAATTCTGTAGCTCTCATTTTTTTACAGATTCAAAATTTTTGTAATTTGCTGAACGGCGTATCTCACTGGGTTGCGTGTCAGGAAGAGTAGACTTAGCCTGTGGTGCTTGTGGCTGTTGTTGAACGCTACGTGCAGCCGCATCTTCTGCTTTTGCCTTGAGCATATTTAGAGTGGCGCGATCCATAATACGACCATCTTCTTTAGCACGGCGAACCAACTCATTATAATAGCGTTGAGTCAAATCTGCTTTAGTTTGAATTTGCTGTATTTCAGCTTGAGTTAACTTCTTATGGAAAACGTCAGTGTCGGCTTGAGCAGTGCCGCCACCCAGGGCCACTCCAGCACCCAATACGCCGGCTGCAACATTTTGCTTCCAACCTTCATCCATTTCGGATTCATTCTTTTTACCTGATTTCATATTGGCACACCAGTGATACATCTTGGCCTTTTCGCCTGATGCATTCTTAGCCTTGCGACGCAGATCAGTTACCGAACCGTCACAACTGGCACCTGCACGTTTTACACGTCCAGGACGGCTTTTGCCTTTGACTTTACCGTCGGCAAAGTTTTCATCGACTTCCTTATCCATTTGTTGGGCTTGTTTAAATGCACGATCATATCTTTTACTATCCTGTGTTGCTGGATTGCGTATAACATCGTCGCTGCCAAGATGTCCTTTTTGTATATTAGCAGCCAAGTTAGAAGCCATAACATTGGCTCCAACAAATTTACTGCGTAGTTTGGCTTGTTTCATACCTTGTATGTCTTTGGGAGTCTCTGGGCCAGTGTAGGCATTTACTCGGAATACTGGAGTGTTTTTATTAGCTCTAGGAACATCTTGAACTCCGGTTTCGCAACGAACTGCAAGAGGCTCGCTTGGTATATCTAGGCGTCTAAAATAAAAACTGCTGTTGGTCTTGATATCCTGTATCCAAAAAGCTCCGTTCCTTGGCACTTTATCTTCTAAATTAGGAATTGTAGACACCATATTTAAAAGATTACTCATCATTCTAGGACCTATGTTTCTGGTCATGGCACGTATAACACTGTGATTATCAAGATATACTATCCAGTCGCCTACTGGCCATTTTATAATTTCGGTGTGTTGATGTTGACCTTCTGCTACATCTTCTTTGGGAAATATCTTGCGTTGACGGGCAATGTAATCCGCGAGCTTTTTACGTTGTATTTCGTAGCCCTGGATGGCCGCATCCATATCGGTTTCAGTCTGAGGATCGGGATATAGGTCTTCAATATCAGCGGCCAATCCCGGAGTGATACCATATCTAGTACGACCAGCGCGGGCTGTTAAGGTTTCTATTTCTTGTTTAAGATTTATAAGACGTTGCACCTTGTCACGTTGGCGTTGCAGATCTGTTAATGCCGCGTGTACTCTGGGTTGGGTTGTCTTAGCTGGCACAGGATTTTCTGAGGCTGCAGGCTCGACCGTGGCTAATGCAGGATTGGCCAATTGTTTTTTAATGCTGTATAATTGATTAAGATTCTTAGCCGGTAGTGTTTCAGTTACAGGTTTTTTATATGTTTGAGCATAAGGATCACTCTGCGATTTCTTAACATCAAGTTTCACAGCTGGATCAATCGGCTTGACCGGTGGTTGCGTTTTTAATTTAGGAGCCGCAACAGGCGCACGAGCTCCTGCACCAGAAATAGCATCAATGGCCTCACCTAGTTCGGGTCTCTCCACACTACGCAAATATATGTCTGCATTTGGGTTGTTCTGCTCTAGGTTAGTCTGTACTACATTGGCCTGATTGTAACTGGCGTTGGCCATTGAATGAACGACCTGGCCGGTTATGCGATCTACAAATTCCCAGTTGCGTGGAATGTCTGTGGCATCTTGTCTGGCTCTGATAGCATCGATACGATCACTGTTGCGTTCAAACGCACTGTAATCACCAGCAAAGTTCTGCGCAACATCAGGAGCAATATCTTTAACTGCTTGTTGAGGCTGACCTTTGCGATATCCGTAAGCATCCTCATCTTGAGGCAACCCTTTCATCTTCAACCAGCGATCAAAGGTCTCACTTGCGTCTTTTACGTCAGTAGCATAGAATCGGTCAACAACTTTTAGTTCCACAGTGCGACGGTCTATGATATCATAGTTATAATCTGTAGGCTTTTTAGTCTGGGCGATACGTTTAGCCAATTTGGCACGTGGTGTCATTGTGGCTGGATCTTGGTATGGACGCACATTGAAGCCAATGCCTTGATCCACATACTTGTCATACACAGCATCAGCCACTTCACCTTTGCTCTTGCCTTTGACTATTTCAAGTGTTGCACCAGTTTTAACATCATACACTTCCCAGTCCTGCTCGCCCATGTTGACCAGTTGATATTCACCTGAGTCTAGTGCTTCGCGTCCGTACTTGGCCCATACTCGCATTTTAACTTCACTTTCGGGGTAGCCATTCCATTCAGCACCTGGCACTGGTTCCCAGCGACCGTCTACGTTTTGATATAGTCTAAAACGCTGATTCATTTTCTTTTCTGTACCAATGGTCTTTTCGGCCCAACGTTTCTTGAGTTGTTCTGCTGTAAGCTCACCCGCGGCATACTGACTGAACAAGGCCAATTGACTATCACCTTCGGGTGCTACCAACTTGTATAACTTCTTGGCATACTCTCTACGTTCTTCACCAGGGCTGGCTGCAATTTGCATAGCACGGGCATAACGCAACATGGTGCTGGATAGTTTTTCAGGGTCGGCAGACTCTTCGGCCAACCAGTCGCCACCTGCACTGCGGAATTCAATGTAACCTTTTTGTATGTGAGCTGATGTATACTTGCCTTCGCCTACACTTTTTTGTATTTCCTTGTAGGCCAGTTCGAGTAGTCCATGTTGCATCAATTTGATTGCACCCATTGGATCAGCACGACCACCCTTGATGTTTTCACGGAACTTGCTCATTGCACTCTTGGTGTAAGTGTTGGCTTCGCGTCCAAACGATTGTAATACGTATTCGTCGCCCAAGAACAAGATCAGTTTTAAGTAGTCAACATCGCCGCCTTTGAACGGCACACTCACACCCATGTGAAGACCAGTAGATTGATTGGTATAACAGTTGCCTTCTGAAGGATTGTTGGCCCAGTCGGTCACTTGTTGTAATTTTTCTAATGCTTGTTCTAAGGGCATAGGAGGACTTACTATCTCTAAGCCAAAGTCTTCACGATCATCTGCACTTAGGCTTGAATCAGGTTCTACGATCCACGTGCCTTCTTTGCGTGGAGTGCTGTGATAATTTGAGCTTACTTTAACTGGCATGTCGATAGCCGCATTTAAACTATCGCCAATGCTTTCCCAATCACGGCTTCCGCCATTACCAGCACCGCCTGTCAAGTAAGGCCATCCTAAATCATATTCACTAGAAATGTCACTCATCCAACGCAATCCAACATCTGAAAAGAAATTAGAATCGTCGTCAATATAAAAGTTCTCACGGAATTCATCCAGCACTTCGTCGTAGAAGCCATCTTCTTTCTCAATGGTTTGCTCAACATCTTCTTGTAGGATTTCTTCAGCACCTTCTGTGGCTTCTAAATAAGTTGCGTAATCAGGATTTTCTTCGGCATAAGCCGCTTGTTCTTTGGAGGTGTTGAACTTAGGTGCTTTGTCTCCTACTGCTTGAATGCGATCCGCTTCCTCATCCGACAATTCCATGCCATCAACCAAAAAGGCATGCACCCGCTCGCTCATGGGTTTTTCACGCAACCAAGATTCTTTGATCAACTCATCACGCTCATCACGCCATGAGCTATACATTTGCTCATCCATCCACTCCATGTATTGTTCGTCTAAACCTTCTTGTAAACGGTCGGCTTGGCGCTCACTTAGTCCATATCCGTAGTCATCATTTTGGAAGAATTCTACAACTTGACTAATGCTACGGCAACGCTCGTCCATGTCGTAGTCAGGCTCCATATCGCTGTCGTCATCGTCACCACTGTTGGTGTCACGGAAAATTAATTCAGCTTCAAAGCCAGCACGTATGCCCTGCGCTTCAGGACTTTTAGCCCACTTTTGTAGTGCCGACGGACTCATCTTGACTTCGTCTAGTACTTCCACAGATTCGGCTAGTTTTTGCTGGCGATACATCTGATACATTTTCACATAGTCTTGTTCACCGCGTGTAAGCGGCCTGCCCATTTTGTGCTTGGCCAAGATAAACTTATAATATTGTTCTTGATCTTTGGTTTTAGAAATAGGAGCATCGATACCTTCTTTGGCCAATTGAAACTCTAGCATCAGTTCTTCGAATAGGCCATTGGTTTTGGCAATCTGTGGAATGCCTTGCTTGTCGGTTTTAAGATTTAGTTTGTTTGCTTCTTTGCCTAGTTGTCCTGGCTTGATATCTTGTGTAAGTGCCATGCTGAATCGTGGATCTTTAGCTTGTTTCTTTGTGGGAATATATCCAGATGCTGATTCACTGACAGAAAGTCCATGTTTTTGCATGAACTCTTGCATTTTGTTTTCGATCCATTGATTTTCTTGACCAGCCACTCTTATATTATATAATTTTTTGTCATAATATTGACTACGACTCTGGTCTTGAAAGTATTTGGTGATTTGTTCAAATGCTGCAAAGAGTTCTGGAGTCCTGGTATACTTTGATCGTTGATAGTTGGAATATTTAGAAATTTTAGTTTGAGCCCATTTCTCTCGCAGATTTTTTTCTGGGACTTGATAGTCACCAGCTATTTTTTCTACTTCTTTTTTAATTGTTTCTGGAGTCACATTCAAGTTTCTGTCAACTCGATAGGTTATAATCTGAATTAATTTTTTGTAAGCATCTTCTAGTCCGGATTTGGGATTGGATATAGCCGCAGGATTCTTAACAGTTGAACCAGTGACAGATATAGCTCGTTTGACTTGGTTGACCAACTGATCATAAGTGTAGGTCCGAGGAGCTACACTGCGATAAATCAGTTGATCACCTTTGTAAATATAAAAATATTCACCTTTAACCACTACCCGGTAGCCCAATATACCATAGACTTTTTCAATTTCTTCTTTTAAATTTTCTGCTTGACCTGCATCAAATAATTCTGGGTGCAGTCGACCATAGTCACGCATAAGCACACCGGCTCTAGCATTTGCTTCATTTTCGTATGGACTACCAGTCTCACCAGCATCATTGGGAACTGTCTCACGCTCGTGTTGATGTGCATGGGTAAGTTCGTGTGCCACAGTACGAAGCACATCCATGATATGACGTTGACCAAATGCCACTTCAAGTAGATGTGCATCGTTGATATAACGACCAAATGTTCGGTTCACTACAGACCATTGGGGGTCACGACGCAACTTGACAGTTGGCATTGATTCAATTTTTAATTCTGCAACACAGAATTTGACAAAGTCTTTTAGTATTTCTTCATCACTAGGTGCAACATCTTCTCTAATACTTTCACCACCGCCATCGCCACCACCTGAATCTTGTGCGGCCGCAGTGTCTTGTCCAGCATATCCGGTACCTGGGTACCAATAACCACCAAACCCGTATTTTACTCGTTTCTTTTTCTTGCTCTTGCGACGCTCATCTAGACTCAGCTCTTGATCTTTGGCCCGATTACGAGCATCATACAACTGTTTGATCTTGCCTTGTGTGCGTAGCATCTTAAATGCCAAGTTCTCTGGACCAAATTCGCCGTGCTGTTCAAGCCCAGTCTGTCGCATCTTTTTAATCTTTTCAGCCATACGGGTCATGCGAGTTAAACTGCCCGATTTAATAGCACGTTCTATTTGTAGGCCAACTTTTTCGTATTTGTTTCGAGTTGACATATCATCAACTTCAGCACGACGTCTACGTGGAACTTGTACCCAATCATCATTCAATACGCTGTAGATGCCTTGACTAATGTGTGGTTGATCTGCATCTTGCACATACAGTTCAACATCGTATCCGCCGATTGTAATATTGTGCTGTTCATTAAACGCATATTTCTTAGCGTCGAATAGCTCGCGATATACTTCATTGTCGGGCATTTTAACTACAAGGTGTAGGTCAATATCCGAGTTAGGAGTGTATGTGTAGGCCGCATTACTGCCGCTTAATGTAATATCTGTTAATTGTAAATCGTTAACGCCTAAAAATTCTCTAAATTCATCAGCAATTTGTAATAATTTTTCTCTGACTGTATCCTTTAAATGCTCAGTTTTATCCCATAAAACTGGGTTCAGTTGGTTATTAAATTTAATAGCGTCGGCTAAATTATACGAGTCAAGTTCTTCAATATTCATAGATATATTTATTGTATAAATAAAAGTGCCAGTCGCGATGCACTAACATCCACTAGCTCTAATACTGTAAAGGAGTATCAGCTTGAATAATACTTATTATGTCTATGCCTACTTAAGAAAAGATGGCACACCTTACTACATCGGTAAGGGATCAGGCCTACGAGCATGGGTCCAACATAGATATCAAAATAAAGGAGTATGGACTCCTAAAGATCGCAATAGAATTATAATAGTTTTTGATGATCTGCTTGAAATAGGAGCTTTTCTATTAGAAAGAAAATTAATTAGGTGGCATGGTCGTAAAAATAATAAAACAGGAATTCTACTTAATAAAACCGACGGTGGCGAAGGAGTTTCTGGTATCAAATGTAGCCCCAAAACATTAAAAAAGAAAAGTAAAGCGCAATTAGGAAAAACTCATTCTGAAAATACCAAATTAAAAATGTCTTTAGCCGCTAAAGGTAAGCCTAAATCAAAAGAACATTGTTTAAATATGAGTAAATCAATGCAGGGCCGCACACCCTGGAACAAAGGGTTAAGCAAAGAAACAGATCCACGAATTGCTCAATATGCAGAAACTAAATCAATTCAGCAGACTGGAAAAAAATTAGGATCGTATAAAACAAAGCCACTACGTTAAGTAGTGGCCCTTGCTTTACAACATAGATCTGTTTACTTCTTTTTCTTTTTACTACTGGCCAATACTGTAGCTTCTGCTGGTTTGGCATCAACCGGTGCAGCTACCACTGTTGGACCACCCAATGCCACATTGTTGTTTAAGGCCAGTGAATGCAGCTCTTTGTACAGTTGATCTTGTGTTTGGAAGTCAAACACATAAGTTCCGGTGTGCTTGAGTAGAATACGTTTGTCTACCCAAATCTTACCGCCTAGGTCTCTGAAGTTTTCGCAGAATGTCCAATCTTCACTGTAGTAGCGATTTTCACGCACAGCAGTATCAAAGTAGGTTTTCATGTAGGGATTTAGTTCTACCGGCAAGCCAATATCGTTGGCAAATGGTTTTGTAGCAGGATGTGCGTTGAGTTTTTCAAATACCGCACGTTTGATCAACATGAATCCTGTGCCTGTTTTTGACACTTCTTGTAGGCCATCTACACCTTCTTCTGCGCCATCAAAGCCGTTTACACACCATTTGACTGGCAGGCTTTTCATTGGATACAGGCCGCCAATAACGTCCACATCACGATTCAACATGACAAGTAAATGCCAAGGTTCCCAGCCAATGTCAGCATCAATAAACATCAAGTGAGTAGATTCTTTGTTGTTGAGAAATTTAGCTGTGAGTGTGTTTCTAGCACGGCTAATTAGACTTTCGTTGGTCATGGTTTCCATGGTCCAATCGATGCCCAACTGACGGCAAGTGTTGGCCCACTTGATATAGCTCATAAAGCATGATTCTGTCAGCATACCACCGTAACACGGCATGCAGATATGCACACGGGTAGTCTTTAAAAAGTCGATGTTTACTTGTATTTGTTGTTGTCCTGGCTGTGGTTGCTCAGTAATATCATTTACCTTTGCACCAGGTGTTTGTGTTGTGGGTGTTGCTTGGTTTTCAGCCATGGGTTCCTCTATTAAAGTGTCTGATATTTAATAGAGTTTAACACACAGGCTTATTTTTTCCTAGTCTTTTTTTCGTCAATATAATCAACAACAACAGGATCTTGTAGATTTGGAATAACTCGTCGTACTTGTGCCAGTTGTTCGCGTAGATATGTAATTTTTGTCAGCAAATGTTCTTTGCGTTCACGCATCACATTCACAGGATTATCTCCGGCAAACACTGCTTCTTGTCCGTAGATAATACCTTCTGCAGGATCATTTACACCTAAACGTTCATCAAACACAGCCTTTAATTCTGGGTCTGGTGCGCCATACAAGTCTGTGATAATTGCCAGGCGATCAGTATCATTACCGTTGCGATATAACTTACGAATTTCACTGGCACTGTTGGCATTTGCACCCCTGACTCGAAAGTTTACAGTAGGAGTTATAGTAACATATCCATGCTTGGTCATTGGTTGCATGTTTTTTTTGTTTTCTGGAACAGGCTGTAAGTAACCAGGTGATCCGTCTTTTTTAGGAGCAAAGTTAAATCTTTCAGCATCCTTGGAACTGACAGCAAATATCAAGGCTGTGTTGCCTTTTTCCTCGTCTGACAACATTGATGTAATTTCTGTTGCTTGATAAGGATTCTTTACATTGACAACATGACTGGCAGGAACACCTAATTTAGTGGCCATTTTTACTTTGTCACTAAACTCAAACGGACTAGTAGCAGGATCTTGAACACTGCTACTAGCAATGTACACGTTGTTTTCACCAAATTGGTTGGCCGACCAATCATAACTGGCCTTGTGGCCCAGATGGAATGGATGGAATCTGCCGGGATATATTACAAGATAGTTCATTGTAATATATTTATGGTTACATGTGTTCTAAAAGCCAAAGGTATATAGGAGTTGTAAATTTAAGACTAACTGTTCCATTACAACCCATTTCGCCGTAAAATTCGTCTTGAATTTCTTGTTGAGTGCCGTTAACATCGTGTGTGTATACTGCTTGTTTTGTAACCATGTCACCAAGTTTAATTTCATCAAATGCTAAATCTGTTACAATTAACCTAGCATCTGAAACGATAGTACCAGCTTTGTCTATTTGAGTATGACAGGAAGTTTTGTTTTTTAGTACAAATTTAAGCTCGTGTTCGCCGTCAATGTCGGCAATTTCTACAACAACCGGTTGTTGAGCTTGCACATGATCCGTGTCAAAAAACTTTTGATCGTCAATCCATGCTTCAAATCCCAACGGTGCTGATGCATTGGTTGTATCTAGAATACAGGAAATTGCTACGGTGTTAGACATTTAGTATGCTACTGTGATAGTTATGGTTCCAGATTCAAAACTGGTGATATTGGCTCGCAACCAAGTAAAGTTACCTGTAACATTCACAGGAATAGTGCCGTAGTCGGCGGTGCTGCCGTCACCATATTTGGCCACTTCAAACCAAGGAGCAGATTCTTTAAGATCATTCAAGGTAGCTTCGATAGTGATTACGCCTACAAAATCTTGTAGTTGATATGTGATAGTTTGTAGCGCACCTTGTCCACCATAATAGTTGGCCGCGGGTACAGCATTGCTGTACCAATCTTGACTACTGCCATCGTAGTTGCCGGATGCACTTCCATAGGTTACATCATCTACTAGAGTTTGTGTGGTATAAATGGTCATGCCTGTTTGATTTCCACTAAGGTTCCAGCACCAGCCAATTCGGTTACCACTGCTTCTAATTGAGACACGACATCTGCGTCCAATAAAACACGAGCAGGAGTGTCGTCTTTAACCAATTGGCTAACTGTGATTACAAGGGTTTGTTCGTTAATTTTTGCCATAGTGTACTATTTAGCCTGGATTATCTGCTGAGTTTTTCTTATTATGCCAGGATGTACCAGGCTCAACATGGTTAACCACGACATTTCATTGTGGTCTACAAAAAAGTAGTCTTGTGTGCGATGAAATGCGCTAGGTATCCATTCGCTTAATGCCGGGCTAATTCTAACACTGGGTTGTTGATTGGTTAAAAAATTAACCAACATGTCTTTTTGTTGACTAGTAATTTTGGTTATTTTAAAATAACTGCGAAATTGATGTTGAGGATTTTTTAATAGAATAGTATTTTTAGGACGACCAACCACAGCCTTGGAGTATTTTTTTCCTGTTAACACACGCATGGGCTTTAGTTCGTTGATCAACTCTAGACTATTGGTGTACACCCATCCACAGTTGGAGCTGACTACTAATTTTAAATCCACTCCGCTGTTGCGTAGAATGTCAGCAAAATCATATAAGTTCTGCTCAACTTCGTCGGTGATTTCATTCCATAGACGTGATTGTTGGACATTGGGTTTCTGAACAACAGTGTTCCATCGTTGGTGTGCAACTTCTCGCCACTGCTTGCGACGATCAAGCATGTGTTTGATACGGGCGCAATCAAGATCTTGATCTCTAAGACAACTGATTTCTGTCAGCCCAAAACTGATACAGTATTGAAAACGATCGTAAAACAACCGATCCTTTACAATGGATTTAAACTTCAGGGTCAAGGACTATATACCCATCTTCGGTGACTACGGCCGTGCTGGCTGAAAGTTCTGTTACAAACTCAACTGCATCGTCTTTCATTACAGCATGCATTGTGCAATTTTCCAAGCGATCAAACAAGATACGCTTGCTCAATGGCACACGAATCAGTTCATCAATCTTGCGACCCAAGGGTCTAGCACCCATCTTTGAATCGTA